TCTCAAAAATATTAAATAACTATTCCTTTTTTAAATATTTATCTCTTTTTTTTATAACATTTAATACAGTTTTCCAATTACCATTAGATATATGTATTGCTTTGTCATCTATATAAAATTGTGCAGCTAACTTTTCAGCTGTTATTTTATCAAAATAAATATCATTCTTCTTTAACCATTTAATTATTTGTCTAATCTGTTCCTTATAATCACCACCTAATTCATCAGCATTTGCTTTAGAAGCTCTTGTTGTAAATATAACAATTTCATATCCATTTGATTTTAACCAATCAATAACTTCTTTAGCTCCATCAAAAGGACTATCATATATACTACCATCTTTATATCCCTGTGAATATTTATGAATAGTACCATCCAAATCTATCATTGCTCTTTTTGGTAATGATTCAATATTACTCTCTGGATATACAGTTCTAATTATCTGTCTTTTTTTAGTAGATGGAAACGAATCAATTGCAAAACCCCCAACTGATTCATTATCATTTTTTAATTTCCTATTCATTCAGTATACCCCATAAAGTTTATATTTTGTTCTGAATTTATAAATAGGTTGAATGTGATTTTTATTTAAAAGGAGAGATATTTAGATATGTGTAAAGGACCATATAAAATTAATTATATGGCCCTTTTATTTAGATCTTAAACAATAAAGAAATTTAATTCAATTTGTTCAACAACTCTTGTTGGATTAAGAGTTACATTAACATGGAATTTTTTAGTTTTTCTTTCATATTCAGTAGCACCTACTTCAACTGAATAACTAGTTAAACCACGTTTTCTTCTTATAACTTCAAGAAATTCAACAAGCTGACCTGATACCAAAGACCAAGTAATTTCATCATTTTGTTCAAAAATAAAATAACGACAAAATTCTTCAAAAGCTCTTTTGATATAAAGAACTAATCTTACAATATTCAAATCTTGTAATGCGCTTGCTTTAGCTTGAGAAGTTAACTGACCCCAAACAACATATCCAGGATTAAATTTCACTATTGGATTTAATTGTTTTAGATATAACTGATCTCTTTGTCCAATTCTTGGATTATATCTAAGTTCTTTAATAGTATCAATAGCTGCTCTATTAAAACCAGCTGCAGCAAACCAAAGTTCAGCAACATTATCATTTCTCGGAAGAAGATAAGACATATGATATATTGGAGAAAACCAAACGTCTTGACCTGTAAATGGATCATATACTTTATTATAACATTCATATAGTGCGCAGAAATAGTTATTAAAAGTGTTAGTGCTATTTCTTGTTGCAATAGCTAAATTACTAGTACTATTATCACCATTATCCATAATTGCAACACAATCACGTCTTGTTTGAACTAAAGTGCTTATAGAAGATTTAACATCAGCAGGATAACCACAATCAAATACCATTGAAAAGTAAGTATTTTCTGTATCCAAAACAGTATCATCTATAATACCATTATATGCTTGATTTAAAAGAGTGGTTGCTTCAGTGGTGTTTAAAGAACCATCCAAATTTAATAAATCTCCATCAGTTCCTTTTTTCAATGGAACAGGATCAGAAGATACAAATGCTTGTGTAACAGAACCATAAGATTTTTTAATTCTATATTCTATAACAGAAGAAATATCAAAATCTGTAGTATTGCCATTCCAAGATTGTGTAGAAAGAGATTTCTCTGAAAATACAGTAATTGCTTCATCATCAGAACCAGTTGCTGTTCCACACCAACCCCAAATTTCTATACCTCTACCATCTTTGGCAACAATAACATACTCGCCTGCTCCAGAGCCTTCCCAGTCTGAAAAATCTTGTTTAATATCAAGAACTTCAGCTGAACCAGGGGTTAAAGTAACTTGTACATTAGTATCTAAATCTTTATCATAGACTCTAATATTTTCATCATATCCAGCAGAAAATCTATCAGTATCTTGATCAATATACATCTCAGCTCTTAAAATTGAAGAATATCTAGCAAGAATATCTACAATCCAAACAGAATCACCAGCGCTATCTTTTGCTTTTACATCAAAAGAAACAATAAAAGATTCTATAATAGCATCTTGTCCATCTGATTGTCTTTCATATATATCTAATACATATTGATCCCATACAGTTGGATTTGCTATTTCAGTTAATCGAAGACTAATTTTATTATACCACTGTCCTCTACCAATTGGAAATAAAGAGCAAATAGGAAAAGCAGTTCCATCTTGTTGTAAGTTAGTTCTTGTTTCATCAGAATCATTTAAACCTTCAACATATGTAATTTGCATTCCTGCAGTTGAGTCATTAGGCATAACAGTTGCATCAATTCTAATATTAGATAGTGTAGCATTGTCAGGCATAACTCTCATAAAATACAAAGCACCAGATTCACCTAAATAATTATAAGCGCAATAGGGTCCTTGTCCATAATTTTTACCATAAGTACTAATATTAGGTTCACCAAATTCTCCAATAAAATCTGATCTTGAACCAATAAATTTTAGTACGTTGTCTTCACCTTTTTCTGTTAGTGCAGCAATAAATCCAATTGTTGAAGGCACTGCTTGTACAAATTGAGAAAGGTCTATAATTTTGGTATACACACCTGGCGAAACATTAGCAGCCATTAGTTTACCTCCCCTTTTATTAATTTATTTAATTTAATTAATTTGTCTATTTTTCTAACATCCTTTCTCTGCAAATCGATATATTTTTTAAACATATAAAAACCAAGTAAATATTAAACGTCTATCAGTTGTCTTTACTAAAGATGGAAAAGTTACTCTTGAGAATAATGTAAAGTTACCGCTATATCCACCAACTGAACTAGCAGCTGTATATAAACCAGCTTCGCTTATTTGTTTATTATTAGCATATGAAACACCTATAGTTGTTGTAATTTTTACAATTAACCATCTATCATCATTATATGGATCTTGTTCAAACTCTATTGAATCAAAGGGAACCTTATAATAACCCTCTTCTGGATGTTCTGAATCAATAATATGGTAATCAGCAGCTGAAGAATCAACAGCTGAAATCATAATCTCTGAACTCAAATTATCATCAGTTAGAACAGGAGGAGATGGGTTAAATGGATCTCCTGGAATAACACCACCATTACCTAATCCAAACCAGCTTAAAAATTCATCTTTAGTAGATGTAACATTTGAATTTTCAAAATTCATCATTCTTTGAGCTAACCACTCACGTCCTTGATAAAGAACTAAATTATGCTTACCCAATAATTTTTTTTGATTATTATCATCTACTTCATAAATTTCTACATAACCAGTAGGAGGTGCTTTTTCTGATCTATTATTAGAAGATTGAATAGAATCTTTTAAACATTCATCTCCATAATAGTCTCTTGCTACAACTTCTATGGTTTCGACTTTTTTTGACATATTGATATTTCCTTTTAAATAGTAGGAATTTAATTTATATTTTGTTCTTATTTTTAAATTAGTTTAGAAATGTTTATCCACATAATAAGATTCTAGAACCATCTTCTTGTAACAAATAATCAGCATTTTCTTGCAATAAGTAACATTTAGTATCTTGAATTTCAATATGAACTATATCCTGACCATGAGTACAATCAAACAATCCCTGAGTTCCTTCAACATATACAATTCCAGTAGAATCTAAAGGGACACCATCAAAATTTATAAATTCTCCAGTTTGATAAAAATCATAATGATCAGCATCTAATGTTGAATTTAACGGTCTTGACCACATTAGTTTATAATTTAAAGTATCTATCGGTCTTTGGAATGATACAGTAAAACTATCTATTTTCTTTTCAGTTACAATAAATGGTATTATTGCTGTTGAATCAACCTCGTTTAATAACTCCAAACTTAGCCCATAATTATCAGTAACTTCCATTGGGGATAATGGTATAACAACTGATGAAATACCAAGGGATAACGGTGTTACGTCCTGTTTTTCGTGTGTTATTAATATCCATTCTAAATAGTAATTTGGAGAATCAATGTTATCAGAAAATTCAACTTTAAAGTAAGATGTTGTTCTTTCAGTAACAGTATAATGATAACAAGTGGGATTAATATCAATTGTATTTGATAAACTTACAGCAACAGTATAAGAAGTACTATCCAAAATTTCTGGTGGTGGGGGAATATTTACTATTATAGTATTAGTACCATCTGGAACATTTACAATACCAGAATTATCTGAATTATCATAATCACAAGACATATGATAATTTTCTGAATCTGCAGCGCCTGATATTATTGCTGTATAACCACTAAGAGATTTATCTGTTATAACATGACTATAAAATGTTGGGTTACTATCCACAACATTGAATAAATTAAGAGTTAAAGCATATCCAGGAGATTGAGTAATTCTAAAACTTCCATTAACAGTATTTTCACCACTATCAATATTTTGGATATCATAATCCATTGGCACACGATTTCTTAAATCTGATGTAACTATTGGTGCATTTGGAGCTCCTAAATTACTTGCATTATAAATAGCAGCAGTTCCATCCCCATAAAATGCAGGACAATTTAAACGATCATAAATATTATCAAATACCTCAATGAATTCATTTTCAGGTAAATCAGTAACCGCTCCAATGTCGTGATAAGAACCACAATCATAAGTATCTCTTGAATAAAATAAACCAGAAGTAGAATCTAAACAAATAGTTGTTTGTTCTGTAGAATCTATTCCAAGATTTGTACAACATGGTATGCTATCTCCAGTTACAAAATCATGAACATCATGTAAAATACCTATTGTATCAAATTTTTCTTCTATTATTATAGAGTTAAATAATCTATTGCTAAATTGTAATTGTTCTAATGGAACTAATCTTGCTCTATAAGGTTTAAAGAAATCAACTACCTTGCTCATTTGGGCGAAGAAAGAATCTAATCCAAACAGAATGTAGCTCATATTAATAAAACCATAACTAATATTATTACGAACCCATTCACCCAAATCAGTTAATAATGACCCCAAAACTTCTAAATT